ATTTTTGTGTGCTTCTTTTAGAGTATTCATAACGGAAGGCNTNTCAGAACTCTTTATATAGTTCCCTTTCTTCTCNTTATANTTNTCTCCAAACTTTTTAAANGGTAACGCTTTTTGATCTGTGTTTATCCAGAGCGTTTCTTCTGGATTTAGGTTTCTACCTGACGTAGATTTCCCCATGCCTGATTTTCCAACCAGGAAACATAATTGTGCCATAAATTGTTGATTTTTAATTGTTTAACCTCTATTTAAAGATACGAAAATACACTTGTATTTCCTATCAAATAGTCTTATTTCTTACCTTTACCATAAGCCATTATTTTGCTTAAAAGTTGAGGATTTTCTGCTAATTCTTTTGCAGGTGGTAACTCTTTGAATTTACCTACTTCACCTAAAAAATGCATAACTACTACTAAACCATCCATACCATCTCTATTTTTGAGTATATGGTTAGAACGATAATTACGTTGTAGTTTTATAATAGGATATCCACGATGCTTCTCCATACCATATTTAAACGGATGAAACAATGCCATTACAGTATTTGCATCTTCCTGAGTAGCGCCAGTATCCTTAAAATCGGATAGTTGAGGTTCTTGAGAATCATTTTCCTTACGGTCCATACCTTCTATCCCTCTATTAAACTGAGATACTATTACAGGAGAATATTTACACATATTCCTAAAGTATACAAGTATTTTTGATGCTCTATCTATTGCTTTCTTTTTATTGCCTTGGTCTTCNTTATTACCATCTATTAAACCTATATGGTCAATGATAACAAGAGTTATAAGAAAAGGATCATTTGGTATATATTCTGTTACTATACCATCCTTATTCTTTATAAACTTACCTCGTTTTTCTGCATATCCCATAAGGTCCTTATATAAATAATTAGGACTACAGCTGCTTCTAAANAACAATGTTTTATCTTGCATTATATCAAAGTACTCTTCATAAGAATCTATGATATTTAATACTTCTTTAGGTATTCGGTGATTACCTTTACTATATATTTGATTTATATTAGTAAGTATTCCATGGTCTTCAAAGACTTTACGTGCTACAAATTTAGCTAGTTTTACAGTGGGCTCTATCTCTAATGAGTAATAGATTATTTCTAGATTATAAAAAGATTCATTATTTCTTAAATAATCATAAGGATGAAATACATATGCTGAATCTACAAGCGCAGTTTTACCTGTACCAGTAGCACCACCAATAGTATCATATCTACCTTGTTGAATATTACAAACATGTTTACTAAGCCTATCAAATCCCATTGTTAGGCCTACATTATATCCNTTTTTACCTCTATCTATCTCTTTCTTAAGATTATCCCACACTCTTATTTTTGCCATACTCTGATTGTAATTCGTTAAATACTTTGTTATACTTTTTTTTACCTTCTTCGTCTAACCCTGAGTACCAACTATCAAAAGCTTCTCCAGTAAGTTCTAAGATAGCTTCTTTATTAATATTCTGACCTTTACAATTTAAAGCTTTAAACCTTGTCAGTTTTTGCTCTATAGTTTTACATCCAGTATAAGCTCCGTATGAACCATTACTACAAATTTTAGCAAACTTTATTACTAATTTATCCGTCCATTCAAATTCCATTTTTTAAGATTTATAATATTTCCATAGATATTCGGGCTTTCCGTATATCCCTACAGCCTTTTCTTCAGTTTTAGTTAAATAACCAATTGCTGTCAAATTACTTATTGACCTTCTAACAGATGTTATAGGACATTTAAGTTTTGTTCTTTCAAGGATCATTGAAGGAGATAATTTCACTCCTTTATTATTCTTAAAATATTCAAGAATAATATCATCTTGTGATTTAGCTTTATCAATACTAGCTTTTAGCTTAGTACCGTGCTCATTAGTTGTATTATGATAACTCATCTTTATCTTTTTTAAGTAATATTGCTAGGATAATTAGCAATATAAAATTAACATATCCTCTCATCTTCGTTTGGTTCTATTTGTTCATTTAACACTTTCTCTATATGCTGAAAAACACTCTCTGGTTTTTCCCATGTTTTTTCTGCTTTTTCAACAGCAGCTACAAATAGCTTTCTAAACATTAAAGAGTCTTCTTTTCCTGCATCTTTAGTTATTTGTGCATATTGACCATATACATAAAGATGAGACAGCTCTCCTTTAGAATTTACTATTGAATATTCTTTCTCCGTAATCTTCTATTTTTAATATTTTTAATGCTTCTTTTAAATGTCATCTTTTTTTGATTTTAGTTTATCCTCAACTTCCCATTTTCCAAATGTTCCTAATTCGTAATAATTAACTCCAAATATTTCTTGTGCTATTTTATTTAATTGTTTATTCATCTTTGTTTTGGTTTAATATTTTCTCTATCTCACTCACTCTTTGGTGTGTGCTTAATCCACTATTTTCTGAGTGTATAATGTCCAGTATTTCTTCTATCAATTCCTTCTTACTCATCTTCTTTTGGTTTTAATTTTCATGTACAAAAGCAATACTTGTTAATACTGCCATTACTAATCCTAAAAAAGAAAGACTTAATGTGTTTTTACTAGCATCAGAATCAAATGCAATACACAGTGTTGTTATCACTAATGCACATGTTATACAATACCATAGTATACCCATTACTTTTTTAAATTCATTCATCTTCTTTTGGTTTTAAATTGTTGTTGTATTCCAATCAGCACCTTCATCTCCTACAGTTTGTATAAATCCTTCCCATTGCTCCCACAGAGCATTATTTAAGACAGTTTCCATTGCAGGAAGATATTGTAACTTACCAACTAATCGTTGCTTAGCTACAAATGCTTCAATAGCTTTAACAGCTTTATCATGATCTTTCTTTAGCTTTATTTTAAGAAGATATTTCTTCTCATGTTTTATAGCTAGTTGACTATCAGGATTACCAGCTCTTAATACACGGTTGCCGTGTCGTATAGGATAAACATTATAAAATTCCCAAAAATTAATTTTATCAGAACGTATGCCTAGCATTTTGCCAACATTACTATTACTAATAATAGTTTCTTTAAATTTTACATTGTTTTTACTAAGTATATACTTAGTATCAGCTAATGTATTTCTAATTTTAATAGCTTCTTCTATACCATAAAGCTTTTTGATTTTATCAAACTCTTTATTATATAGTAATGCTAATAAAACAAACTGATTAGCAGATAATCCTCTACTAATCAGTCTGTTGGTATCAATATTTAACTTCATTATTTAAATTTAGATCCGTAATGATGTCCTAATATAAATAATATTAAAATAAAAATAGCGAATAACGCTACTCCATAATCATCAATAAATTTTATTATTTTGTCTCGCATAATTTCTCATTTTTTAAATTAAATTTAGCTATAAACTCATCAAGAGTTAAGTTAGTAATCAAATGCGGGGCAATATCTCCTAAACGCTTTTCCATCCATTTTTCTTCCTGAGTTTCAGGAGAATATAGATTAATGATAATAGCATGTTTACCTTCTTGGTATCTTACTACCCTACCCAGTTGCTGTATCATAGTTCGTTTAGTAGAATTACTACCTGCAATTATACCTATTGAACAATCAGGGACATTAAATCCCTCGTTCAATGCTTGAACAGAGCTCAAGAAGCGAATCTTAGTCCTCTTATCTTTGAACCTCTTAATCACATAGTCTTGCTCTTTCTTTTTCAGCTTGCTATGGAAAGTCATAGCAATATCTCCAAGTTTACCTTGAAGACTATCTGCAAATTCAGTAGTAGCACTGAAAATAAGGCCATTCCTTTCAGGAAATAAATCTACAATGCTTTTTACAGCATCTATTTTGTTTGTATTATTCAAACAAATTTTCTTTCTACTCCTCATAGAGTTGTAGTAAGCACCAGCTTTACCAGCTAGTTCTTTATTATCAGATTTAATCCATTCCTGAGCAGTACGAAAAGCTTCTGCTCCTCGACCTAATTGTGCAGCAAAATGCTTAAAAGAATTATCAGCTTTTCTATATGCTAATTGTTCTTCAGGTGTAAAATTAACGGCTACGTTATACACCTTATAGGGACTAATCCAACCATTTTCCAAAGCTTCGTTAACGCTTATTTCATCGAAAACTTGAAGATATTCTAATATAATTGCGTGAAATCCATCCTCTCTTTCGAGAGTTGCAGTCAATCCCATAATATACTTATAGGATGCCTTTTCAAAAATTCTTCTGAAAGTATCTGCAGCGTATCTATGTATTTCATCTAGTATTAGAAAATCTACTTTGTGGTCAGATTTTATAGCAGTGTTAATGACGAGAACACTAACTATATTGATTCTGTTCTTCTTGAGTTCTTGTTCCCATTGTTTTTTTAATTCAATTGTTGGTACAACAACAAGTACAGATTTTATATTTGCTTTCTTAATCATTCCTCGAATGCCAAGAATAGCTGTGTAAGTCTTACCAAAGCCAGTGGGGTATTGTGCAATACCCCTAAATTTATTGGCTTTCCATTTACCAAGACCTACAAGTTGTCTTTTAGTTCTATCTAGTTTTTCCATCACGTAATAGGTAAATCAGATGCAACTTGTTCAATATGAGATTCAGGAAGGTTATACAAACTCATTAGTTCTATCATCTTCCCATTACTCATTTTAGTGAGTGTAGAACTTTCTTCTAAAAGAAGGTGTTCTTCTCCATCTTCATCTGGAACATCGAATACATCTATAAAATAACCTAGTGCAATATCAAAACCGTAGGCAATGTGTTTACCATTGTCTAACTGTTTAACATATCTACTCATAATTTATAAATTTGTAGGACCAGGATAATCTCTTTTATAGTTAATATATTTTTTAATATATTCTCTAACAG